GTAGGGCATCTAGTACGTCGCGCTCAAGCAGTTCCTTAAGGTCAATCTCTTCCCGTATAGCGCTAAGCATAGCATCTTGTCCCATCCATTTTCTATCCCCATAGTTGTAGTAGGCGCCAGTGCGCTTAATGACCTTATTAAGGATACCCATAGCCATAATCTCTTTGGCAAAATCAATCTCACCTGCTGGGATGTGGCCACCATCGGCGAAGTAGAAGTCAAAGACAGATACTTGTGAAGGGGCTGCGGACTTGTTTTTTAATACACGGACCTTAATTGACTGACCAATACGGCGCTTTTCTTGCCCTGTACCAGCCTCAATCCACTCGTCTCTACGCACTTCACAGCGGGTAAAGAAGGCATAGTCCTTGCCTAGACCGCCTGGGGTAGTACGAGGGTCGCCGTACATGACCCCAATCTTTGAACGCCACTGGTTGATAATAATGCCGATAAATGGGCGCTCTTCCTCTACAAGGGAGCGCTTAGATGCCTTGCCTACCTTACGGAAGAACTTGTTAGTAAGGAGGGCTCCGCGACCTACAGTAGATTCCTCCATCTCCTTATCGTCCTCTGCTGTAGGGACCAAGGCAGGTAGCGAATCAAGAACAATACAATCGACCGCTCTACTTTCTGTAAGTTGGATAACGGCTTCATAAGCTTCCTCCATAATATTAGTTGATACTACGTAGACTCGTGAAGTATCTACTCCACACATAGTTGCATAGCTATCTACCCACTGCTCAGCAGCAACCCATACCGTAGTAAATTCTGGGTTTGCTTTTTGGTTTGCCGCCACAGTCTTTAATGCAATAGCAGTCTTTCCGTTGCTGGCCTCTCCAATTAGTTCGTGCCACTGGTTAGCAGGCCACCCACCACCAAGCGACACGTCTAAGGCTAAAGAGCCTGATGTAAATCGAGGCGGCTGTTCAATAATGTCTGAACCTAATACAACAGTTCCGTCTCCATACTTTTTGTTAATGCTGGCAATAGTTTTAATTAGTTCTGCATTTTTCATTATTCAATCTTTCCGATAATTGTTGTTGGATTCCATCCGCCTGCATTTACTTGTTTAGCTGGTTGTGGGGCACCTGCACTTTGCTGTCCTGAGACAATGCCTCTACCCATGCCACTACCTGATTGGACTATTGGATATCCGCAATCGTAACATCGTTTTCTAGATTCTGGAGTAGCCCCACCGTAGTTATTGCTACCGCAACCAGGACAGCGCTCTGCTTGAGGCGTCGCTTGTTGCGTCGGTGGATACTGTGGCTGCGGTGACTGAACGTATGTTGCTGGTTGAGGTTGTACAACACCTTGTCGTTGTGGCTGTTGAGGTGCTGGCGTACCTAACTTATTTGCCCACCAATTACTGCTCATCTAATATCCTTTTCTCCCATTCCGCTTCCTGTATTTCCCCTGGCTCAATTAAGCCAATCTCCATAGCAGAAGCGAAGGCCCCAATAATAGCGGATAAACTAACAACTTTATACAACACCCGCATAGTATCTAACTCACGCTCAATCTCTTCTTTATCGCTGGGGTTCTTCTTTACAATCTCATCAACCTGTACCCCAGTAATAACGTCTGCTGCTACGTCAGCAATAGCGTGTAGGTAAGGTAGCAGGTACTCAATATTATCTAAACGAGTATCGCTATCTTCACGCTCTTTCTCGTCACCTTCAGCGCTAGCCCTATTAAGGCCGATGAACTCTACGACATCATTAGGCTCGCCTAGTTCAGTGTCATATACATACCACCTAGCAATAGTGCTTAGGGGGATGTCTTTCTTAAAGTACTCAACATCAAACTGTTCGTCACGTTTATTAAACCACCTACCAAGAAAACTCATTTAGCCTCTCCCCATCTTTGAACAACTGCAATGTCCGCGATAAGCGGGATATCCAATAAATTGATGCCTTCCATAGCTTCTCTAATTGCCTCTCTAGTCTCTTCAACTAAGTTATCAGGAGCTATAGTCACCAACTCATCATGAACAGTGAGAAGGAGGCTGGCGCCTTCTGGTATTAAATCATGCGCTCTAATCATAGCAAGCTTCATGATGTCTGCAGCAGACCCTTGGATACGGGTATTGAACGCCTGACGCTCAGCACCAGCACGCTCGCCTATGTTTCTGCTGTTTATCTCTGGTAGGTAACGCTTACGACCTAAGACGGTGGATACAAATCCAGCCTTCCTAGTAACGCCGATAACCTTGGCTCGATAAGCACTGACGTTCTGGAACTTCTCACCAAAGTTACTTAACAAACCTCTAGCCTCAGTTATAGAACACCCAATAGAGCGAGCAATCTTGTCTGGACCTACGCCGTACGCCATAGAAAGAACAAGCACTTTACCCGCAGCACGATTAACACCCATCACATCACCAACGGTTGTATAAATATCGCCACCATCTAGGTAGTTCTTCTTCATAATAGGGTCATTAGACATAGACGCAATCACCCTAGGCTCAATCTGTGAGTAGTCAGCAACTACCAGCTTGTAACCTTCTGGAGCGTAGAAGAGGTTTCGGATAGCTTTACCATGCGCGGTGGCTGGGTTGGGGACGTTCTGTAGGTTAGGGTTACGACTCGAGAATCTTCCTGTCTCCGCTCCGTGCTGGATGAAGTCACCGTGTACTTTACCGTTGACGAGGAGACTATCTCTATACTCGACCTTTGATTTACCGCCTGTAGTTCTAACAACTTCGCCTCCTAGGTATGGAATTACGTATGTAGTTAACAACTTATTAAGGTCTGCGTACTCAAGCATTGCCTTAACAAGTGGGTCCTTATCTCTATACGGTTCAAGTGCTTCGGCTGATACAGAGTAATCCTCTACGGTTAACTCTTTACCCTCTGCTTCTTTCTTAATGCCTTTACCTGTATAAATCTTTGGTTTTAACCCACGACCTGAAGGCTGTGGGGAATACAAGAGGTACTGCTTCTCTCTGTTGGAGTTAATATTAAATACAACGCCAGCAGTTCTATAAATATCTTCTCTTGCTTTCTCAATGTCTGCCTCTAACTGAACGTGCAGTGAGGCCAAAGCCTCCTGGTCAATAGGTGCTCCAGCAAGTTTCATATCACACAGCACTCGTAGAACATCCATTTCTAATGCCATGATGTTCTCTACTCCAGCTTTTGCAATCTTCTCTTTAACAACCTTCCATAACATAAAGGTGTATTTAGCATCTAAGTATGCGTACTTGGCAACAACACTGAAAGGGTGAACCTCTACCTCAGCGCCTACGCCCTTCTCCATCTCATACCCAAGCTCTCGCTTTAGGCAGTCGTCTAGACCGCAGCGATTTTTATTACGATTATCATAAATAAAAGAACCAACCATAGTATCAAAGTAAGGTGCGCTAGGAACCTGACCATCAAAATATTTAGTTATAGAACAAAGGTCAAACACTAGGTTATGACCAACCTTTAGCATGTCACTAAAAAATAAAGGACGTAATGCAGAAAACACCTCTGCTGGATGTAGTTGTTTAGGCGGTTCTGTAAAGACGTGAGTGTGTAACTTCTTATTCTTTGAGTAGTCTACGTCGTTAAGTTTTAAGCCTTTTTCAGCTTTCTTAGCGCCCTGTCCAGTAAGGGGTTTAATAACTTCAGCCAGTTCACCGTTTGGGTGACCTAAAGGAATAACATCACCGCGACCATATGTAGCAAAGCTAAGCCACATAATCTCATTAACAACGGACACACCTCTACGGGGTCCAACAGTTTCACAGTCAAAAGCAAAGGCATCTTGTTTTAGATAATAGGCAACCATCTCATTGAGTTGCTCTTTAGTAGTTATTATATTCATCGCATCCTAAAAATAAGTGAAGGCTGGGGGTCTTAGCACGTGTTGCCCCCAGCCTAACACTATTGATTAAAGAAGGGAATTAGCGATTTCTTCTAGCTCTTCCCATGAGTGCTCCTTAATAATGGAGCGTGTGTAAGGCTCAATCTTTGCCACTTCTGCCTCAGCAAAAGCTGGGTCAATGCCCCAGTCTTCCGCAAGGTCGCGAGACTTGATTGCCTGTAGATGGTAGACAGTCTGTTGCATCTTTCCAGTACGGCTAATAGCCCAGTAGTTCTTAGTCAAAGGTCCCTGTGGGGAAAACTCTGCTGAGTGTAGGGTCTTATATAGACGTGGACTTGCAACCAACATCTGACGTACTACGCCTGACGGGGTGATAACTGCGATGGTGAAAGCACGCTTGTCTTCAGGCTTGCTTCCGAGCTTTGTGCACAGTGGGTCGTTAGGTCCAAGTGAGACGTACGACTTCTTGCCAACAGTCTTCTGTTGTAGGAAGTGTTGCTTGTAGATAGCGAAAGGACCAGTTTGGTCAATGAACTTGATAACGGTGAACTCGCCATCACTGAACTTAAACTCAGTTGGGAAGTCACCTGATGCGGTTGTCAGCTGTTCTGCTGCTGCCCAACCTGATTGAACTGCATTGCTGCTTGGTGTTGCTGGACGGTCATCAACAGCTGTTGTTGAAAACGCGTCTGTTACTGGCATGTACTCGTCGGTACGGTCGATTGCCATATGGCATTTCTCCTTAGTTTCGTTTGATTCATCGGTTAAGCTCGGCAGACTTTATGTTCTCCCAAGCCTCAGCTATTGCGTTAGTCAATTGCTGGTTAGGCCATTGTATCCTAGTTTTATCTAGGAGTCCAGCCTTTCCAAACAGCTCAACTATTGCCTCGATTTGAGCACGTGAGTATAACCTACGCCCTCTCATCTTTTCGCCATTTTTTGTTTCTTTATCAGACAGGCGATATGGAGCCTGAGGTATGTACTCTTGTTTAATCCAGTAACGGATTGTTACAAGAGGTCTACCCAATGCCTGTGCCAAAGCACCTACCTGATAAAACTCGTGTAGTTCTCCCGACGGGAGTTTTCTAAACACAACAGTGGATGTCCAATCGGAACCATCTTTTACTGTGCGTTTATTTTTTGGTTTTGTCTCTCTACGTTTTCTCTTACTACCTGGATAGTAAGTGTCTAAGTCAGAGAATAGGTTATCAATCTCGTCCACTGCTCTTACCTACAATAAATGCGTAAGAAACTTTTTGCGGGAACATTGTATCGATATCTTCTTCAGTAAGGTGTCCGTTATAAAATGCAGCCATAATTGCTGACTCATCTAATGTTGGAACCATCTTAATGCATGTGTCTTTAATACCCTTTTTATTAAGGATAATCTCTGCTGCATTGATATCTAGGTTTTTAATTACGCGCTTCTGTTTCATAATCTGTTCTGCATCTTCTACTGCAAGAACAATGTGTCCGCGCTCGTCTTCAGTACCGAACTCATCGATACACTCTGTGAGTCTTTTTTTAATTTCTGTCTGACGTTTTGTCAGCAGTTCTACATTATCTTTTAACGCCTTGAACTGGCGTATATCTTCTTTGACGGCATCTGTGTTCATAAGTTTCCTAACGTTTAGCTGTTAGGTAAAACTTAATGGATGACTAGATGGCTGTCAAGTTACTTTGCGTTATTGGCTTTTACGCCGCGGTAGCCAGTCTTCTTCTTGTTCATAGAACCTGGCTTCTTGTAGCCTGAGCCGTTTGGTGTAGCTGCCTGGCGTTGAGCTAGAGCCTTAGCAATCTTATCGTTGTGCTTCCCCATTTAATTATCTACTTTAATATAATCTTCAAGGGCTTCGATAATAATGCTGGTTACTGTAACCTTGTCAGCTGCAGCTTTCTTCTGGACCGCTGTCCACAGCTGGTCTGATACGCGGATAGTACGCGTAGGGGTCTTAGGCGAGTTAGGCATCCTATAAGTGTACATGCCCAACGATAATCGTTGGGTGTAAAGCTCTCCCCCAAGGACTCGAAAAGCTGGCAGACTAGGGGTCGAACCTAGAAGTCTCCTGGTCCAGAGCCAGGCGTGTTGCCAGTTACACCATCTGCCATTGGGTTTAAATGCCCGAATGTTCTTTCCATGTGGCAATTAGCGCATACTACATCACATTTAGATATCTCTTCAACCATACGAGCTAAGGTAGTTCCATTTCTAGAGGCGGTTGAGATGGTGAAACTTTTTTGACTGCGGTCCAAATGGTCAAACTGCATAACATAATAAGGATATTGAACCCCACAATCAGCGCAAGGTTTGTCTTTAGCTTTATTAACCAAATCCCTAAGAGCTAGGCGATTAGTCTTATTTCTGTTATATAGCCTAGCTTTTTCAGCAGGGTCAGTGTGGTAGTACTTGGAGTACCAGGACTTTTGACACTCTTTACAATAAGGCTGATAACCAATAGAACCGTCTTTGTTGACTCGTTTTTTGTTATAGCTTTCTAGTGGTTTATCTTTGCCACATCTGGAACAAGGTTTCATGCCTTAAGGGTATACCTATATTAAGGACTCGTACCGCTAAAGTAGGTTCTAATCCTGCCATTAGACGAATGGGGAATGGAGCGGTTGACGAGGCTCGAACTCGCGACCTGCACCTTGGCAAGGTGCCGCTCTACCAACTGAGCTACAACCGCATTGCTGCCCCACCTGGACTCGAACCAGGGACACTCGCATTAACAGTGCGATGCTCTGCCAACTGAGCTATGGGGCACTAGACGTTAGATGACTGAAGGAAGGACTTTAGGCTTCCTACAGACATTGACACCTTAGTTTCATCATCATCTACTCCTTCGCCATCAATAATAGCGTTAGCAATAGAACTCTTTTGTTGTAGGGCTTCCCATTGACGTTCTTCAATGGACCCTGCGATAACTATATCTTGAATTACGATAGAGGGCCAAGTTGATGAGGCTCTCTTAATACGTCCGTTACGCTGTGTGGCGGTACCTGATGACCACGGTAGGTCATAGTTAATCAGCATGTTAGCTGCAGGTAGGTCTACACCATAACCGCCAGCATCGGAAGAAATAAGAACACGAACAGTAGGGTCGCTATTAAAAGCAACTTTGTTATCTTCTTTAGTTTTAGCATCTAGTTTCCCTGAGTATAGTCGGCACTGCTCTGGCCCTAGAGCCTCGGCAATCTTGTCAAGCATGTCTACGTAGGTAGCAAATATGACTACTTTGTTTTCCTGATTCTGGTCCAAGAAGTCCTTAACATACTGAGTAAGATAGTCAAGCTTAGGCGAGTTACCAACACTATCAAGAAGACCCCCATCAACCAGTTCAGTGACATAAGCAGAACCCTCTCCTGACATTAGTTTAAACTTTGCAGCGCTACTCTTTAATAACTCTGGGTGTGAGCAGAGCATTTTTAATGCTCCAATCTTAGACATAATTTTTCCACGCATCTCATCCTGTGGCCCACCACGTGTGGACTCCATGCCGTAGTGCGCCATTACGTTGAAGTTAGAACCAAACAAGTCTTGAGCTTCATCAAGGTCCGCTAACAAATCTTGTGAGATGCGTGTGTATAACTTTGAGCATGCTCTATCAAAGACAATTTTTATAGGGTCTTTATGGATGGTGTCAGGTAGATAAGGCGACACATCTGGGTCTTTCTGCGCCTTACGTACGCAGACTTCCTTCATCCTTGTGTGTAGGGTAGAAAGGTTGCGGTAATACTGAGGTGCTCCCCAAGAGTTTCTTACAATAAAAGCAGCGTCAAAGATGTCAAACCGACCAAGTACGCTGGCGTCAACAAATTGCATAATGCTGTACAACTCTTCAGGCTTACCATTTTCAATCGGAGTACCAGTGAGTGCATATCTATATTTAGCATTGATTAGCTTCTTTACTGCTCGGGAACGTTTGGACTTGAAAGACTTAATAGCTGTGGCTTCGTCAAGGACAACGAATCCTCGTGGTAGGTCCTTGATGGTATCCCAGTCGTTAACAACTTGCTCGTAGTTAAGAATGATGTAATCAACCCCTGAATTCCTCCAGTCCATAGCTTCTGCGTATTGGGCTGCCCGCTTCTTTGGCGTTCCATCAATGACCAAAGCTTTAGAAGTTCCATCGGTAAATTTCTCAATCTGATTAGCCCACTGGTATTTTAATGAGGATAAGCAGATTATAAGACCTGGCTCTGTAACTTTGTTCTCATCCATCAAACGTTCTATGGCTGCAATAGTAATAACAGTTTTACCAAGGCCTAGGTCATAGGCCACTAGCACCTTGTGACGTTCAACCATGCGGTCTACAGCCTCTGGCTGATAAGGAAGTAAAGTCCCCTTAAAAGTCATAGCTATACTCCTTCTTCTTAGGTGCTGGCTTTGCACCATACTTCTGAGCAGGGCACTTACCTCTACCGTGAACTCTAGCAAACCCTTGCTGAGAACCTTGTATTCGCTTCTCGTGCTCTACCGCATCGTACTCAAATAAAATCTGGCCCATCTTCATGCAGTGACCACAACGCCAGACCACATACATACCTTTAAAGTGCTTACCCTCTTCTGTAACCCAGTCT